TGGGTAAGGATGGGTCGTATGGGTCGTGTACCTAACACTCTTATCGGGGGAGAAGATATTGCTGTTGATGTTTTGGATTTGACAGAATTTAAAACTCCGGTTATGGGAGCTCCTCAAGAAACCCTTATTTTTAAATCCCCAGTTCCAAAGGCTACTAATTTCTATATCCATGGTAATGTTCCTGATAATCAGGCAATTATTCTTGATCCTACATCTGCAATTATTAAATTTAATGGATGGCCGATGAAAGTTGAATCTGAAAGGATAGTATCAAATCAAACAGAAGCTTTTTATGTTACTTTACAAACCGGTTTTGCAAAACTCTTTACTGATGCAGCTTTAATTATCGATCGTTCGAAAGCTATTTCCGGTTATCCATTACCTACTGAAATGGATGTTGATCCATATCAGAATGTAACTATTGATTAAATAATCTGGTCTAAACTCTAGTTAATATAACAAGTTAATTGTGAGTTTAGACTATTTTATTTAAATTAAAAAATATTATCATGGCTAAAAAAAGAACATTTGTTAAGTGTGGAAAAAATGCTCGTTGTTTTGCTGATCCATTTTCAAAATTCGATATAGCAAAGGGAGAAGTTAAAGAGCTTAAATCTTTTAAACAGAAAAGATCTGTTAAAATGAAAAATGCTTTAAGGGGTGGGCATCTTGAATTAGCTACAGAAGAGGAATTTTTAAAGTTTCAGCAAAATCTTTCTGAAGGAACTCTTAATAAAAAAGAAGATGTTAATCCTGATGGTAAAGAACCTACTTTCCAGGAAATTTTGGAAGATAAAACTAAGGCTGAATTGGTACTCTATTATGAGGAAAAATATGAAGTTGGGCCTGAAGATATTGAAGCTTTCAAAAAGTTAAAACATGATGCAATGGTAGCTGAACTTCTTGACTTGGAAAACGAAGAAGAATAATTTTATCATAATCATAGGTATAATAAGGGACAAAAGTCCCTTTTTTTAAATTAAATTATTATGAGCCGTAGAACTTTAATCAATCTTCTTCAAAGTATATTTCCCCCAACAGTTAATCAGGGTATGGTTAAGGATATGATTGGAGCTGAATCTTCTGAAATTATTTTAGCTGCTGAAACTGAGATAACTCTTGATTTTACTTTAAATAAATTCTTTATCCTAAATTTGGGTTCAGCAAATATTACTTTAAATGCTACAGTTTTAGGATTAAAAGTAGGTGAAAGAGTTTATTTAAAAATAATCCAGGATGGTACTGGAGCTAGAACTGTAACTTGGGGATCAAATATTTTAACAGATGCTACAGTTAGTTCAAGTACAGATGATATTGATATGTTCATGGGAGTATTTGATGGGGTCAATATTATTTTGGGAGCTTTGGCTCAAAACGTCGCTTAATACCTGCTGAAATCCATATACCTAAGGGGTATGCTTACCACCGACGTAAGTATACCCCTTTCCTGTTAATATTCAAATATAATCTATGGCTACTCTTCATACCACATTACCATATGATACAGTTTCCAATGTTATTATTGGAGATATAACAGTTGACGAAGGTGTTATTGTGGATTATTCTTGTTCTCGTGGATCATTATTTCAATCTGGGAGAATTAAAGTAATAAGTAAAATTACTACTGCAGAAGTATTACACCAATTTTTTGGGGATGATGTAGGATTAGATAATTTAGCTACACCTTTAACTGCGGATATATCTGGAGATGATTTAAGGTTAAATATTACTGTTGATGATTCTTCTGGTAATAATGTTTTATTTAATTATAATTTAGTACTTATTAATTTACCATAGATATGAAAAAATTAGTTGGGATTCTTTTTTTAATGTTTTGCATGGTTAGTTGTTTCCCCCAAGTTACAACCCGGAATATCGAGATAAGGAAAGCAAATCCTATTTTTCACCTTAGTGGGACTAATGGGATTATAAATTTTTATAATAATGATATCACTCTTTCTCAAAGTTCTGATCTATTAACTTTAGCAGGGGGTGATTTTAGTGTTGGGACTAATAATATTTTTGGTACTGGTACTTTAGGAGCAACTGGATCAAGATTTTCAAAAGGGTGGCTTATTGATTTAGAAATAACTAATATACCTTCAATTAATGGAACACCTATGGCTATTTCTAATTGGAATACTGCTTATAGTTGGGGTGACTGGGCAGGACATACCCAAGCAGAATCTACAATTACATTTACAGATATAACTACAGGTGATGCTAGTACTGGACAGCATGGATATTTAATGAAATTAGGTGGAGGGACTACTAATTATTTAAGAGCAGATGGGACTTGGGCAGAGCCTCCAGGTGGAAGTGGTATGGTATATCCTGGTGCTGGTATAGCTTTATCTACTGGTAGTGCATGGGGAACTTCTATTACTGATTATTCTGCAAACTGGAATACTGCTTATAGTTGGGGAGATTGGGCTGGGCATACTCAACCGGAGTCTTCAATTACATTTACAGATATAACTACAGGTGATGCTACCACAGGACAACATGGTTATTTATTAAAACTTGGAGGTGGTACAACTAATTATTTAAGAGCAGATGGGACTTGGGCAACACCTGCTGGTGGTATGACATACCCTGCAGCAGGTGTACCTGTTTCTACTGGTAGTGCATGGACTTCATCTTTAACAGTAACTCCGGCAGAATTAGAATATTCACAGGGATTAGATGGTAATATACAAGATCAACTTGATGATACAACTCCTTTAGAGGATGTATTTTTACTAAAACATCCTGAAATAAATGCTCAAACAGGTATTTCTTATACATTAGTATTAACAGATGATGGTAAAGTAGTGACTATGAGTAATTCATCAGCCAATACATTAACTGTACCTCTTAATAGTAGTGTAGCATTTCCATTACATACTCAAATAACAGTGATTAGTATGGGGACTGGAGCTACTACTATAGTGGAATATTCAGGAGTTACAGTTAATGCTCCTGATGATGCACTTCAATTAAGCGGTCAGTATAGTTCAGGTACTTTATTTAAAATCGATACTAATACATGGATATTAATGGGTGATGTTACACCTGTTTTATAATATATATTATGAAGAAATTATTAATATATCTATTATTACTTTTAACCATTAATGTTAGTGGTCAGATAATGTTTCCTGGTGTCATTGCTTCATCTATTAGTAGGGAAGAAGCTGAAGAATCTACTTTATTAGATGGTCTTATGGGGTATTGGAAATTGGATGAAACTACTGGACCTACTTGTTATGATGCAACTGAGAATAATTTAGATGGAGATAATACGGATATCACATATACAGCAGGAGGAAAAATTGGTCGTTGTTATACATTTAATGGGACTTCAAGTAATGTAGCTTTAGGAACTGGTATTTGTCAACCGACTGATGGCTTAAGTCTTGCATTTTGGATAAAATCTGCAGGCATAGGATCAACCAGACTTATTGCTTCTAACTACACATATTCAACTAATTGGTATGGTTGGGCTGTATTTTTTACTACAGCAGGATATATAAGATTTCAATTAGCTAATGGTGCTGGTACTATGTACCAACTGACAACAACAACGGGTTTAACAGGAACAACGTGGCATCATATTGTATGTACCTGGGATAATACTTCTAATGTAGTTTATATATATGTTGATAATGGTACTCCTACCCAGGGAGAGTTTGCAGTGAATTTAGTTTATCATGCTAATTGTGATTTACATTTTGGTACTAATGAAGCTGAGACTGGCAGTTTTTATTATGGTGATTTAGATGAATTCTCAATTTATAACAGAGATTTAACATCAGATGAAGTTGCAGAATCTTGGAACGGTGGAGACGGAATTACTCACCCATTTTAATTATTAAATTATGAGGAAATTAATATTTCTATTATTATTATTTATTCCATTTTTATTAAAAGGAGCAACTTATTATATTGACCCTGGAGGTAATGATGATACAGGTGATGGTTCTTCTGGTAAACCTTGGTATCGTTTATCGTATGCCGCTTCTCAAGTAGGGTCTGATAATACTATATATGTTAATTCAGGATCATATACTGATAATAATAGAGTAGTATTAGCTATAAGAGTTAATATATTAGGAAATAGTTCTAATATACCTAATATAACTACTAGTTATGTATCGTCAAGTAATAGTAATGCTTACATATATTTATATTCAAGCTCATTGACTAATGGTGATCAGACGATATCTTATATAAATATTAATGGAAATAATTTAACTGCCACTCGTGGTATATGGGTAGGGTATAGGTATAATGTAATAATACATCATTGTACCATAAGCAATTTTGCTGCAACTGGTGTTCATTACCGCAACCAAATTGGTTGGACACAGCCTCCAGTAACTTATGCTTCTGGTAATGATTTTTATAATAATACTGTAACAAACTGTTCCGACAGACACTATTCTTCTCTTGATCCAGGTAATCTTCGTATCGATGGTCAAGAAGAAATGGAGATTTATAATTGTATTTTTACTAATAATGAAAGATCTCCTGGATATAATGGTAACTCACTTAATATTACTAATTGTCGTGGAATTACAATGCATGATTGTGATTTTACAAGAAATGATAGAGAAGGTCTACCATCTGATAGTTACGGAAGATGGAATTTCTTTTCAGAAATATTTCATTTACAAGGTGGAGTTGAATTTTATGATAATACATTTATAGGAGCTGCAAAATTAGATTTTAGTAATGCGGATAATGGTTCATCAACAAAAGGATCTTATCCTTTTACAATATCAGTACATGATAATACTTTTACAACTACTACTGGAAATCAAATTTCTTATTATAGTCCAACTCAAGTTGGTCATACTAATGCAGCTATTGAGGTTGAAAAGGGAACATATAATTATGTTTATATTTATAATAATTATATTAAATCAAATCCACGTGGTATAGCTTTTACCACTGCTGGTACTTATAATCAAAGTTTTACATATTTCTATATTTATAATAATGTATTGGATAATATAGGTTATACTGATTATACTTCTACTTGGGGGATGCTTGTTGATTTAGCTGCTAATGGTGGATATAGTGTAACTCTTGATAATTTTCATATTCGAAATAATACATTTTATGGTGGATCTGGATATAATTATAATGGTATAAGATGGACAGCTAATGGGACTTTTACTAATTCTACAATTCAAAATAATATATTTCACAGTTGGGATAATTATCCTATTTATTTTGGTATTCAGGTGGGGGAATCAGCATCATTTACAGATATAGATGTTACTTATAATGATTTTTATAATAATGGATATAATATAGTATATATTAGTGGGTCAATTACTCAAGTAAGGGTTGATTTATCTACAGGTAATATTACCAGTAATCCTTTATTTGTAAGTACCACTAATCTTCATTTACAGGAAGGTTCACCAGTTATAAGTGAAGGTACTGTAGCATATTCAAATTATGATTATGATGGAGTTCCATGGGATACTCCATCTACTGCTACTATGGGAGCTTATGAGTTTGTTGGTGAAGAAAATATTTATTATGTTGATGAAGATGGTGTTGATGATCCAGGGAGAGATGGTTCAGCTAGTGAACCTTGGGCAACATTAGGTTATGCTTGTACTAGAGCAACTACTGTTGGAGATAAAATTCATATTAATGCAGGGGCTTATAGTCAAGCTACTCAATGTATTTTAGAGAATGGAGTTATTATTGAAGGAGCAGGGAAGAGTGTAGTTACTATAACATCAACTTTTACTGGGAGTAGTAGTGAGGCAATGATTGAGGCTGAAACAGATGAAGGATGGTTATATGGTGAGGGAAATCAATCTATAAGTGGAATAACATTTAATGGTAATGGATCAAGTACCTATATGTGTATATCAATTAACTATAGGCATAATGTTATTATACATGATTGTGATTTTAATAACTTTTATTATAAGGGAGTATATTTTAATGGGCAACATTCAAGTTCTTGGACTGCTACAAATATATTTGAACCAGATGAGGTAATGCCCTCATATTGGTCTAATGGTAACCAGATTTATAGTTGTGTATTTACTAATTGTGGATTATTATCTGGTACATCAGGGCATGGTAATTTGGAATTTAATACACAGAACGGATTCTTATGTCATGATGTTATAATAACACAAACAGCCAGAGCTTGGGGATCAAATGGTTATGGTATTAAGATGGTAACTGGCTTTAACAGGGGATTCAAAATTTATGATTGTGATATAACAGTTGATGAACGACCAACGGGTAGTTATAATTTTGCTATAGAATGTTGGTATAATATGGATGAATGTGAGATACATGATAATACTATTGTTGGAGAAATAGATGTAACTGGTACTCATAAGAGAGCAACAAATTATGGTACATGGATACATGATAATACAACGGGCTTCAGTTCTACTCAGGATCATTTTGAAAGAGGTATTAATCTTGAGGCTTATATTAATGGGATAATAATAAATAACAACTTAATTAAATATGTATCTCAGGGAATAATATATTCTTTTATATGGCCACAATATGCTTATGGTCATGATTACCCAAGTTATTATCGGGATATTTGGATTTATGATAATCTGATTGTTAATCTTGGTGAGAATGGGTCTGGGTATACTCGCGGATCAATATATGGAATTGGTTCTACAAGTTGGTCACAATATGATATTAATACTATAGAGGATGTTTATATATATAATAATACTATAACATCTATTGATGTTACGAAATCGGGTGTTTATGTTGGTACTGGTATGTTTCTCCCGAGTGGAGTTACAACGGATAATTATAATATTCGAAATAATATTATAGTTGGATTTGATTATGGTTCTTATCAAGCACCTATTATTGGATGGGGAGAAACGGATAATACTAATGTTCGTATTACAAATAATCTTTTTTATGGTAATGGTAATTCTAATGTGCCACTTTACACTGAAGATACAGGTGATCATGGAGATTATGTTCCAGGTACCGGATATACATATTCTGATAATTGGGAAGGTTATAATCCAAATTTTGTAAGTTCTTCTGATTGGCATTTATTAGAAACTTCTCCAGCTATAGGAGAAGGTTATACTCCAGTATCAGATTACGATTATGATTACGAGCCATGGGATGATCCTCCAGCTATTGGGGCTTATGAATTTATAGGTGAACCAAGTGGGGGGATTAAATATTATGTAAAGAATGGGGGTAATGATAGTTATACAGGAACTTCTGATGCTTTGGCATGGGAAACGGTGGGTAAGGTAAATAATTTTACATTTTTGGAATCAGATTCTGTATTCTTTAAAAGGGGTAGTATATGGAGAGAGGCTTTAATTCCAAATTCTGGAACATCATCTTATTATATGTATTATGGTGCTTATGATACAGGTAATAAACCATTATTCTTAGGTTCAAAGGAAGAAAATAGTACAGGTGATTGGTCTGAAGTTTTAACAAATATTTGGCAAAACTCAGATGCTACATTTACAGTTGATGTAGGAAATCTTATTTTTAATGGAGAAGCAAGTTGTGGGGTTAAGATAATGTCGGCAACACCTACACTTGATGCTCAGGGAGAATTTTGGTATGATCATGTTAATAATAGGATAAGACTTTATTCTACAAGTAATCCTGCTACTTATTATACTGATATTGAATGTGCATTATATAAATATGGGTTAACATCAATGTCAGGAAAACAATATGTAACATTTCAGAATCTTGATTTTAGATATTGGGGTGCTTGTTTATGGGCTTATGGAGGTAATTATATTAATTTTTATGATCTTGATATTAGTTATATCGGGGGTGTAGATCAGAATAGTGATTATTCTGTACGTTTTGGGAATGGGTTGCAAATGTGGGAAGGGATTCGTGATATAACTATTGAGAGATGTAAGGTAGATAATATTTATGATGCTGGTTTATCTGCACAGGGATATACTGGAACATATACAGCACAAAACCTTGTCTTAAGAAATAATATTATTTCAAATTGCGAATATGGTTTTGAATTTTATTTTAGACCTGAAACAGCAACTGCTCAAAATATTTATTTTGAACATAATACAATAGTTAATTCTGGAGGGGGATTTGGTCATTATCAAAGAACAGATGGGGTAACAGGACAAGCGATAAGAATATATAATTTTACTGCAACAAGATCAAATGTTAATATAAGAAATAATATATTTTATAATGCAACGGAAAGATTATTTTCAATAGGTTCATTAAGTGATCTTACTAATATTACATTGGATTATAATTGTTATTATACAACAACTGGTTATATAGGGAGAATAGGTAGTACCAATTATAGTTCATTATCAACGTGGCAGGCGGCAATATCCCAAGAGGCTAATGCTATTGGTGAAGACCCAGAATTTGTTTCAGGAAGTGATTTTCATTTGCAAGAAACTTCTCCTGTAATTGGGGAAGGGCTTACTGTTAGTGGGGTAATATATGATTTTGATTTAGAAGAATGGGAAGATCCTCCGGCCATGGGAGTTTATGAAGGTGAAGAAGAAGAAGAACCACCACCTGTAAATACAGTAGGTACATTTGGGGGAACAGTAGGTACATATAATGGGAAAAGAGCTACAATAATAATACCATAAAATAAAAATATGTCTTATGATAAATAAAATAATTTCTTCTTTATTTAATACTGATAGTTTACCAATTCTTGGTGCTGTATCTGGTGCTGTATCTCAAATAAATAAATTCATGCCAACTTGGGGAGCAATATTTTCATTAATAATCTTAACTATTGTTGGAACAATTGTTGGTTATCTTATGAAATTGTTATTAGATTGGATTTTTAAAAAAATAAAAAAAATAAATGACAATAGAAAAAGCGGAAGAACGAATCCATCAACTTGAAAAATTATGTTATAAACTTAGGTGTGAATATAACGGAGCAGGATGGTGGGATAGTTATTGTCTTAGTCAAACTGAATATCCGAAATTATACCAAGAACTTGTGGATCTTGTAATGATAGTTAATAAAGCAAAAAGGGAAAATAAAATAATGTTAAAAGAAAGGGATTAAATATGTGCTTTAAGAAATGGTTTGGGAATAATGATGTAGTGGAATTGCCTGACTTTACCGATAACACAGTTGTTAGTATTGTCTGTGGCAATTATCCCGGAACGGCGAATGATCTTGCCGGGCCTCCCAATGACCAGGTTGACTTTGAAAAGGCGGTTCTTAAAATCTGGCCTTATTACACATTTAGGAAATTCAAAGACTCCCAATCAACTTGTGCCAGATTCCTGTCTGAATTAAAAGCGGTTGTTTCGAGAATGAAGCCCGGTGATCTTCTTTTGTTTATCATGGATACTTGTTTCTCAGAATCAAATACACGGGCCATACAACCTGATAATTTATTGCAGGCAAGGGTTTATCATAACCCACAATTCCCTATACATAAAGAGATAGTGAATAAGGTATTGTCTCCGACTGAAGGGCTTAACTATATAGCAATGTCAGCTTGCCGGGATTACGAAACGGCTGCAGATGCAGTATTTAATGGTAGGGCAAATGGAGCCTATCATTACGCATTGATAGAAACTAAGAAGAAGGGACTTACTTACAGGCAATGGGATGATTTAGCTGCCAGAGAATTAAGGAGACTGGGATTCTCTCAGGCTTGTACTATTGAGGGGCCGGATAAACTTATTGACAGGCAGATATTTGAAGGTACTGTCTATTGTTTTGAGATTTCTTCTCATGGTAGTCATACTTATGATGAAAGCGGAGACGAGCCGGACCAGCAGGATGAGGGACCATATCTTTATGACGGGATGATAAATGATGATAAGATTGCAGATATTTTAAAAGATTTACCAGTATTAATTTAAAAATTAAAACAATGACAACACAACAATTTTTTAAAGGACTTTTAATGGCGATTATTGGAGTAGTGGTGACTTTTTTCACCACTACACCTATTGATTATGTGCTTATGGCTGTTACAGCCATTTGCATTGCACTTAATTATGCGGGAAAGAACCTTATCTCTTTGTTGCATTCTGATTCACCGGCAGGATCACTGAGTATTATCAATGTTTTTTCAGGATTACTTATTGCTTTAGGTGCGGGAATTCTTGAAGCCGTAGGTACATTTATTGTAGCCGGGCAAATTTTATGGCCTATCGTTTTAAAAGTAGTTGCTTACACAACCGGTACTTATCTTGTAACCACATTCTTTGCACCGCCTTATAGCACTGAGAAAAAACGGGTATTTGCAAGCAAGAGATATATCAGTAAATTAGTAAAGGCAGCAGCTATTTTTATTCTTTTTTCCTTTCCCCTGATAGCTTCTGCACAAGGTCCCTGGGACGGGTTTCTTAAACCCAAAGGTCATACAATGTCAATCAGGGCCGAAGGGGATCAATCTGCTCAATGGTTTTTCCGTCCTTCAGCAACATTAACAGCAGTCCAGTTTAACTTTGACAAAGAGCTTAAAACATTCAAATCATCGACATTCAGCTCTGCAGGGATCGGCTTGGGCTATCAGCATTATGTTGAACATAGCGGAACTTTGGTTAATAATTATGGCTTTAATGCGCTTGTAATGCTTGATGCTTCTGAAGAAGATTCGGGTTTTGCTGCAGCAGTGACCATTAATGCGCTTCAATTTGTGAATATTGGAGGCGGGTATAACTTCACAGTAAAGCAATTCTTTATTTTAACAGGAGCAGTTTATAATTTCTAAGGAAACTTTTTTTCATGGGTTTTAGGTTAGGTTTGAGAATGTCGGAGTGGTTACAGTTTTTCAACATTTAAATTTTGGTGTGGGTTATGATTTTTATATTCGTAAATTTTTTATTCTTTCCGGTATAACTTTTAACTTTAATTAATATATAAAATTATAAAATTATGGCTATAGTAGCAGCTGATTGGACAATTGATAGGGATACTAAGGTTATCTCATATATAGGAGATGACCATACAGGTTCAGCTCCTTCTTATGCAACAGTTATTGAGTTCCATAGATGGTTACAATCTTTGGCAGACGATGCTGTGGCTGTACCCTCTAGTAGTGATGAACTTGATATTACCAATGTTGATCCTTCAAGAAGATCTACTGATAATATTATAACTCTAATAAATAGTTATAAGCTTGATGTGAATGCTCCCGAACATTTGTATGATGGTTCTGTTATACAAGGAACGATAGGTGTAGATCAGATAATATGGGATGGTATAGTAAACTTTGGTAATTCTGATGTGCAGATCCAAATTATTCAGAATGGTGAAGTATTAGCAGATGATTGGTGGAATTGTAGGGATAAAGTTCAAGGGGATGGTGGTCTTAACTATAATGATAATTCAGGTATTTCTCATAGATTTATGCTTAAAGTTCATGATTATGCAGTTGATGGTGGAGATATTGATGGTAGAAGAATAATTGGTACTGCTCGTAGATTTAATTATACTTATCAGGAATTTAAGATTAATGGCTCATCTAGAGGTAATAACGTATTAGCTCTTGCGGATGCTACAGATTTGAATAATCAAACAATAGAAGCTACTGTTTCAGGATGGACGGGAATTACTCTTGTAACTGAGGGATATAAAGGTTTAGATATTAATGATGATTCTACTCTTGAGTATTTTTATTCTGAATGGAATACTAATTATCCAAGTAGGACTATTAATAATTTCTATGAAAGAATGAAGTGGTTAACAAGAGATGGGTCAAGTTCAACTCTTTATGGGTTAAATGGAGAATTATTTAGAGGAATTACTCATGAAATTGCTATATCATCTCCAACTGGAACTTTTGTTGAACCAGAAGAATTAGATTGGGCAGGAGCAACACCTGGAACAGGACAGTTACTTGCTATTGATAGTACAACAGCAGGAACAAAAATGTGGATACAAATACTTACAGGACAAGCTCCTTCTGGTGGAGTAACTATAAATGGAGCTTCTGCAACAGCAGTACAAGGAACTGTAACAGATCGTTCTGCTCTTATATCTAAACCATTTATTGGTGTTTCTACAGGTACACAAATAATTGGTGCCTATGGTATAGGTATTCAACCATCAGATATAAATTCAGGAGATAAATTATTTGATCTTGCTAATGTTCAATGGAGTCCACCTAATCTTGTAACAAACTCTGTCACTGGTCTTGTATCAGGAGAAGATTATGTTCTTGTTGCTCCTTGGGATGGTACAAGTTATGATACTAATGGTGATCCAGCGATTAAAAAAGATCAACTTTCACTTGATCTTGCTCTTACTATTAATGATATTACTCAGGTAGAAGTTACAGAATCAATCCCATTAGATACTCCTTCAACAGGATATATTAGAGTAATTGATAATAATGGTTTTGAACGTAGGCTTCATTATTCAGGTTGGGAGAATGGTACTCCTAATTATTTTACTATTGATACTACTGATGGTAATGAAGATTTTCTTTCTGTTAATGCTTCTATTGGTAATGATGTTTATATAGCATATATAGATAAGTTGGCAGATTCAGGTTCATTATCTTATCAAGGTACTTATGTTTCAGATAGAAATCTTGTAGTAATTGTAAGAGATGGTGGTGGAAGTCCAATTAAGCAGTTTATTTCTGCTTGGACTTTTTTATCATCAGGTCAAAGTATATCAGTAATTAGAACAACAGATGCTTAATGATTAAGATTGCAGGAATGTGGGAGAGGACTTGGAATGCTCCTCTTATGGAAATAAATGTGTGGGAATTGTTAGTAAGGGAATTTCTTGTTGATCAATTTTATATGGTTCCTGTTTCTGGAATATTAAATCAATATCTTACAGAACGTCAGACAATGCAAGAAGTTCTTGAAGAAAATAGGGATTTAAATATTATATTTTTGCATGAAAAAGGAAGTGTTAGATTAAAAGATTTTATACACCCAGAAAATGTTTTATATATTTTTGGTAAAAGTGGAGTAAATTTAACTCCACTTTTAAAGAGAGGAATTGATATTTCTTTAAAGGTTGAAACTCCAAGAGATTCTGGTCTTATGCAGGGGATACATACGGCATCAATAATTTTATATGATAGGTTTAAAAAGTCATGGCAGTAAGTATAACCATAACAGAAACAATGACAGAACTTTGGGATGCTGATACCATTGGCACTTGGGTAGGTATAACATTTGATACTTTTGCAGGATTTCAGAGGGAAGGTACGAACTGTTTAGGTGTTGTTGTTTCTAATTCCACCGTACAGGGATATCAAACTGTTTCTTCATTTAATGCTTTAAATAGAAAGATATATATTTGGATGTCTCCAAGAGGACAGATGGATACTATTGAAAATGGTGGGGTAAGAATTGTTGTAGGAGATGGGACAAATAGGATGGCATATCATGTAGGAGGTAGTAATTATTATCCAGCATTTAACGTTGGTGGTTGGACTTGTTATATGCTTGATGCTAATAATTTGCCTACTTATAAGTCAACATTAGCAGGTAGTGAGGGTTCAATGGTATGGGGTTCTATTACTCAAGTTGGAGTTGGATTTAAAACACTTGCTAAATCTCTAGGGGGTACAGAAAACTGTTTTATTGATATAGCTCGTCATGGAACAGGACTTAATATAAAAGGAGGAACATCAGGTGATCCTGGTATATGGGCAGAAATAGCAGCTGATGATGCAAGTACATCAGCAGGTAAGGCTTATGGAATAGTAATGGAATATCAACCTGGTGTTTATGGAGTACAAGGAGATATAACATTTGGAGATAATAGTGGTACTACTACAACATATTTTAAAGATCAAAATGCTACAGTAGTATTTCTTGATAGTGGTGCCTTAACTTATAATATATCAGCAGTAGGAAATTCTACAGGAACTAATACATTTATTGATGGAGTTGTTGTAGGTAGTGGAGATACAATAAATGGTCGATCAGGATCAACTTATCTTAGTGCTGGTCCAGAATTATATGTTGATTTTACTGATTCTAATTTAGATGTATTAGAATTATATAATACTAAGTTTCAGTTAGTTGATCAAGGAATAGATTTTGGTTCTGATACATCTCATATACTTGCAGGTGTAGTATTTCAAGCGTGTGGACAAATAGATATTGGAGCGGTAGTAGCAAGAAATATTACTTTTTCTGAAACTACAAGTACACTTGGAGCATTACTTTGGAGTAGTAGTACTAATATTAAAAACTCTAAATTTATTGCTAATACAACTGGAGCAGGAGTCCAACACCCAAGTGCAACTGGAAGTCCATTTGCATATTATAATTTAACTTTTTCAGGTAATACTTATGCTGTAAATAATACATCAGGTAGTGCTATTGGGATTTATAAAAATGATGGATCCGATCCAAGTACTTATACTGGTAGTACAGTTACATTTCTTGGAGCATCTGTTACAACAAAGATAATAGTAAAAGATATTCTTTCAGGAGATGAAGTTATAGGAGCAAGAGTTCTTTTATGGGTTACTGATGATACTAATTTTCCTTATCAAGATTTAGTTACAATAGTAAGCTCGGGAACAACTGCAACTGTAACTCATACAGATCATGGTTTAAGTTCAGGAGATAATATAATTATACTTGGAGCTAATGAAGAAGCATATAATGGAGCATATGAAATTACCTATATAAGTGATAATTCATATTCATATACAATGGTTGAGTCTGCAAGTTCTCCTGCTACTGGAACAATATTAGCAACTTTTGCTTTTATTAATGGGATAACTGATTCTATTGGAGAAATTGAAGATGTGAGAATTGTAGGTATAGATCAACCAGTAATAGGAAGAGTTAGAAGGGCTACTTCAGGTATTTTATATCAGCAAAGTCCAATAGTAGGAACCGTAGATAGTGTTACAGGACTTAATCAAATAATTCAAATGATACCAGATGAGTAAAGATGAAATATTCCAATCAGGAGAAAAAGAATTAAAAAAAGCTTTTGAAGAAGTTACTACGAGAAATGTAATGACAGTAATTGCTTATTCAAAAGAAACTCGAAGAGAATTGAGAGAGATGCGGGAAAAAATTTTTTCATTAGAAGCAGAATTAAGAGCACAAAAAGCACAAATAGAACAATTTAAAATTCAATTAGCTGGAGTTCAAACAAAATTATTTAGTGGAGGAACTGAATAATGGCAATTTCTGTTAATCCTTTAACCCATGTGATTTTCGTACCAAAAGTAGATTTAATTTTTATATCTGGAACATTATATAATCATGATACAAATACTTTTAGATTACAACTTAAATCATGGGAAGATAGTGAAGAGGGAATTGTTCAACAAAAAACACATAATCATAATACAGAAGTTACAGTAGCAGGAATTACATACGCAAGAGCAATATCAATATTACCACCATACTCTGTTGAATATGAGGATGGTCAATATACTGTAATATTAATAGGAAGTAATAATAATATCTTTGATGCGGTAGGTGGTATATTAGTTCAGAATCAAGTACAGGTTATTCCAACAAATTCAGCCGGGTTAATTGTTAAAGCTATTGGAAGTGGATTATCTATTGAAGAACATGATCAATTAATGGGTATACCTGATGCTTCTGGAAATGCCGATGCTGTTTGGGATAAAGTATTACCATAATGACAACAGGAGAAAGGTTAGTCGAAATATCAACTTTAACTACAGGAACAGCTTTAGAACATTTCTTAAATATTTCAACTGGGAGTATTATTTATGGGCAGGAATTCGATGTTGAAGTATTAGAATTAGAAGCTATCATGGTTGATGAACTCGAGCCAATGGAGGTTCAAGTAGGGGATTCAGATCTTAATGTTGAAATGGTTCAGAAAGAAACTCCTGTAACTAAGGAATCAGAATTTATAACTATTGTTATTTTAGAGACCGAAACACAATAACAACACTATAGTTTATATAATAAATATATAATTATGACTGTAAAGGAAATTGATTTTAAATTAATAAAAGGTAAAGCAGAGAGTAAAGTATTTAAGTTTACTAATTTTGATGGGACTATTTATAATATGGTTGATAGTACAGCTAAGTGTTTACTCTATCTAACCCTAACTCCAATTGAAATAGTTTGTAATGTAGATGAAATAAACGGTAAAATTACAGTACCATTTACTATTACTCATTCTGCTATTAATGGGACTTTTGAATATATTATAGAAGAAACAAAAGTATCGACAGAAGTTATACCTTTAGTAAAAGGAAACATAACTGTATTGGATTATGTTCCTTTCTCTGAAACTATTCAGGCTTATTTAAATGCAGAATTACCCGCTAACATAGTATTATCCGAGGATTATCGTAATCAAAGAATTTTCTTTTGGAGAAAGATATTACAATCAGCTTTTAATATTGCTGACCAGGATTTGAATATTGAAGAAAAATGGCCTATATTAGTAAATGCTTTATTAGCTAAATTGGTTGTTTATGATGCCTTAATTTTAGCAGCTAAGGGAAATTTAATTGGGTTCTTTGGTGGTTCATTCACTTCTTCAGAATCTACTGGTCAGGGAGGAGTTAAGAGTATAGAAACTGGTCCAACTAGAGTGGAATATTTTCCAGTTGGGGATACTATTGAAACTATGTTTAAACGAAATGCTCAAGGAGTAAGTGCTCTTGATACTTTTAAAGAAGATATTTGTGGGCTCTCAGAATTTCTTCAGGTTAAATTACCAATGTGTGCAGAGAGAAATATGATAATTACTCCAAAGTATTTTCAAAATCCAGATTGGGTTTACCCTACTCTCTCTGATTCAACTTCAGAGTTTGAACCATCACAAGGATAAAAGATATGAAATTCATTATAACTAATTTTCAATTTATTGGTATAGCTTTATTAACTGAGGATGGTCAGTTTTATATCAGTACTGAAGATGGTCAGTTTTATATAAAATTATTAATTTAATAAATTAATATTATGACTTTAATTGGAAAGAAACCATCTGAATTGGATGGTGCTACAAATTCCGCACTCAAGACGGTTCTCGGTATACCTGGAATTACAACTTTTATTTTATTAGCAACTTCTATTTCATGGATTGAAGGTGAATTTATGGGGAGGGTAGCTAATGTTTATGCTCTTGTAAATACAGCGATAGATGAAGATGTTGTTAATAATGGAACTGTTTTAGGATTTTTTTTTATAGATGAGGCATGGTATCCTTTACCATTTATTTTTGCAGATACAGAAGGTTATGCAGCGTATGTGATGTTTAGTTATTCAATGAATACCATTATATTAGTTGCTTTTGATACACTTGGAGTTATTGATCCAAGTGTAATTGAAAAATATAAGTTTTTAATTATTAAAAAAAGATAATGAATTGGCAGATTTTTATTCTTGCTCTTTTTTTGATAGTTTTTAAGGCTGTCCCTGATGGACTTGCGCTAGCGGGGCATAAGACACTTGCAGGAGTATTTTATTTTATTTATCTGTCGGGTACCACTCTGGGTTTATTTGCTTGGAAAACTGGATTGAGAATGTATGAATATAAACCTATTTTTGTAAGGGTTATTATTGGTTACGTGCTTTTACGATTTGCGTTATTTAATTTGATATTAAATAAATGTGCCAGACTCGATCTATTTTATATTGGCAAAACAAAATTATATGATCAGGTATGGCAGTGGTTTTTTAACTGGTCGGGAATTGATCACGTTCAATTTCTGGCTATGTTTCAATTTCTTGCATTATGTGTGGGATTAAGTTTAATCTTAAGAAAGGGTAACAGTTAATGTTAACTACAGCTCAATGGCAACAATATAAAGATATCATTAATGGTGTTCATGACTCTTTTAATCAGGCTACTGTTACATGGCGTAGGTATACCCGTGGTTTTCAAAGGTATGGGGAAGATATACAATCTAATGAAGTTTATGTTGATATCCCATTAAAATGTTTAATGGCTTATAACTTTTTCTTTACTCGGCCAATGACAGATGAAAATATAGGTGGAGCTATTGATAAGGAAAACACAGTAATAATATTAAATAAAAAATATCTTGCTGATAATGGTTATTTGAATGCCGATGGATTTTTTGCTCTAGACCCTGGTCAAGATGAATTTTTTCACATGGGTATCAAATACCGTTCAGCAGGAGAAACTCCAGTAGCTCAGGCAGGTGATGAATCATTATTATTTTATATAATTCTTAAAAGAGAAGAAACTAAAACTGGGGATGCTAAATATTAATTTATAATTATTATGGCTGTACGACATGGTGTAAGAACCAGAGGGGCATTTGATGTAGGGATTAGATTGGAGGGAGACTGGTTAAGATTTAATCAGATGGTGGGTTCTATTGATCTTAATTTAATGTTGGCAGCTAAATCAGCTCAAAGAAAATTTGCTGAAGAATATCGAGATCGTGTAAAAACAAATATAAGAACTGGTGGTAAAAGATTTGGGTACCCTGGACATTCAGTTAAATATAAACAATATAAAACCAGGTACGGTGGTCCTGCTCGATTATTTTATTGGAGTGGAGCTATGCACAATGCAGTTGGGATAATGGGTTTACCGGGTGGGAGACTTGGAATTGGAATACCTAGAGGGTTAATGAGAGTACCTTATCATTCCCATGAGGGTGAACTTTTAACTATTAGTGAATATGCAAATATACTTGAACATGGAGCTTGGAGTATGGGGATACCAGCTAGGCCAATTTTTGCTGATACTTTTAAACGTGATATGAAAGGGATGGCTGGTTTAAAAAGTTTTTTGCAATTTCATTTAATTAGGAATTTAAAAAGAAAAGGGATTAATATAACTCCTATTATATAATGTCTGATACAGCTTTAGCAACCGTTCAAGAAATAATTGAAAGAAGTTTATTTGAGGCTATTCGTGTAGAATTGGTTGATAAATTATATTTACCAGATATTGCTGATAATGTTACTTATCCAAATACACAAATAGGTTGGGATAAATGGAAGGCAGATATTAAAACAATAGCAGATGGAGCTAAGGGGTTTGCTATAGAAATTTTTAGCGGGGGTAGCAGTGAGTCTAGGGGTATAGAAAAGATACCAAGAATTGTTATGGATTCTGGTAATTTTTTATCCGGGGCTTTAGGGGGAGACCCTCGTAAGTACTTCTTGGATCAAGGTATTGGGGAACCATATAAAGCCTTGGTCACTCCCCCTCAAACTGTAGATTTTTATATTAATTTTCATCTTATATCAAATACTATAGCTCAGTCTAGAATATTAAATTCTTTATTAGCTTTGGCTATTCCAAGAAGAGGTTATTTACCATGGTATAATAGTTTGTCTAATTTATTTTTTATAAGATATTTAAACTATTTTGATCAAAGCGATATACAACAAGGTATAATTGAACATGTTTATGCTTATGAAATACCGGATGCTTGGGATAGAGAGGATATAGAATTGGCTGGTACTATTGCTAAGATAAGTGAAATAACATTAAATATTAATTTACAGAAATATATGGATGGAAGTTGGGGTTATGATTCTGACCCCATGGTTATTACTTGAGTACAATACCATAGTTTTATATATTAAATAAAAAGATTTAAAATCATAAAATTTAATAATTATGCCAGACGCAGCTAAAGTTCAATTTAACGTGAAGAATTTTACACCTGGTGTATCTACACCTGCTCCGGGTATTTTTTACGTATTAGGGATAACTAAGAGGGGTCCTGTAGAACAACCAGTTTTGAACGTTTCACTAATAAATAGTTGGCCTCAATTTGAGAGAGTTTTTGGTGGTTTCATGGAAACTTCTGATTTTCCATATCTTTGTAAAAGGTCATTAGTACGGGGTGCTAGATTGAGAGTATGTAGAGTAGATGCAGCTGCAACTCCAGCTGTTAAAGCTTCTTCAAAGAATATAGCAAACGGTGATGGTACTCCAGTTACTCTTTTCTCTGTTCAACCAAAATACAAAGGAGTTAATTATAATAGCTTTAAGATTGAAATTAAAGCTGCTTCTAATGGGTCATCTGATTATTGGAATATGGAAATTATCCATGATGTTGAACCTGAACTTAATGAGGTATATGTAAATATTGGTTCTTTTATTGCATCTACTGCGAATAATCAGACCTGTTTGGATGAGGTTAAGGCAATGTCTCAAAATTTTGATTTTACTTATGCTGATGCTTCTGCTGCTGTATTACTTATTCCAGCTGTAGCTGCTGCTTCTGCATTTACGGGTGGAGTTGATCCTACTGGGCATGTAGCTGGGGATTATACAAATGCTATGGTTACATTTGATGGGGTTGATGATGGTCTTATTTTAGCTGCTCCTGAACAGGATGATGATGGTGTGAATGCTGCGGGAATTACTTATGCTACTGCTAGAAAAGATCTGGTATTCTTTGCTCATTTACCAAATTCTCTTGTTACTGCAACTACCTTAGTAGCAGAAAGAGTAGTTATTGCTAGTGATTCTAAATATGGAGCTATCTATGGTGGGGGAATTAGGATTAGAGAAGAAAAAACTCTTCAGGAAAAAGCTATGTCAGAAATGGGGGATATTCTTGGAATAGCTGCTTATGTTCATAATAATTTTGGTGAATGGTATTCTCTTGCCGGTCAAACTAAAGGGGCTGTTCAGGATGCTATTGGGGTTGTGAATAATTTTGGTACTCCTGCTTCTTTTGCTGATCTTAATTTATTAGCAAATTCTCAAATTAATATGATGGTTCAGAAAAATGGGATAGTTCAACTTTCTGGTAATTTTTCAGCTCAGTTTGCAAATAATCAAGAGAAATTTTTAAGTGTAGTTATGTTGGTTCTCTGGATGAAAAAAACTTTAAAACCAATTCTGGAATCCTATTTGGAAGAACCGACAGATCCCATTACTTTTAATAAAATCTATTATCATCTAAAACCTTATCTGGATAAATTATCTTCTCCGGCTTATAGGGCAATCTATAAATACGAATATTATGGAGACCAGTTTGCAAATACTATAGATGATCTTCAAGTTAATGATCCTGTTGATGTTCAGAATGGGAAATATAAAATTAACTTGAAAATATGGCCAATCCCATCTCTTCAGGAATTAATATTTAATCTGATGCTTGTTCAGGGTGAAGGTGTATATATCGATTAATAACATATTAAATTTAATAACATGGCAAAATTTGCTAATCCAAGAAAAAAATTTAACTGGTCTATTCAGATTAGCCCAGACCCCATTAATCCTTTTTTATTTCAAAAGGTAACATTACCAGATTCAGATATTGAGAAGGTAGCTCATGGGGATACCAATCATGATATTAAAACAGCGGGAAGGGTTACTTATGGTGAGATTGCCTGTGATAAACTTTTATCTTCGAGCCAGGGTGATGCTTATATATGGTCATGGCATGATACTTGTCAAAGTTCAATGCTCGGTGGAGGAGCTCCTCCAGATGTTTATAAAAAGGTTATAACCGTTGTGGAATTTGCTGAGGATGGTGTTACTGTTCTTAATACATGGATTGCATTGGGGGTATGGCCTGCTTCAGTATCTGGTCAAGAACAGGATCGTCAATCATCTGATAATACAATTGAACATGTTGAATTTTCGATTGATAAATTAACAAAGATATAGCTTCTCTCGATTTTTGGTCCATAGTTAATAAAGGGGGTACAAACTAATAGGTTGTACCCTTTTTTATAGTTTACTAGATTCGGGAAATACTATTAAAAATAAAATTATGAAATCAGACTTAAGTAAACTTGAAGAAATTCATGGGAGCTTATTATCTCTTATTACTCCTTCTGGTTATGAAGTTGTTATTAGACAACAAAATGGGGAAGATGATGATATACTTTCTAATGCGGGAAATGTAGCTGATGGGACATCTTCAAATAAATTTGTTAAAGAGATTGTAGTATCTACTAATATAACAGAAAATAAAAAATTTAATCTGGATGATGCAAGAGATTTAAAGTTATGTGATAAATATTTTATTATGGTTGCCAGTAGGATATTTTCTATAGGGCAATATATTAAATTTTCATATAAATGGCCTGATAATTTGGAAGTTGATTATGAAGAGGATCTTGGATTACTTATTTGGGAATATGGTAATCCAGATAAACCATTTCCGGAAAAAGGTAGTCCAGATTATTATGAATTTCGTATTAAACCCCATAAATTTGGAAAAGATAAATCTAAAGAAATAAAATTAAGTTCTGGTAAATTGATACGTTATTATTTTATGAATGGTCATGGAGAAAGATATTTGATGAATTTACCAATGGATCAACAAAGTATAAATGCTGAACTTAAAGCTAGGGGAATCGAATTAAATGTTAATAATAATTGGGTTAAAATTCAGAATTTTAAAACATTTTCTTCAATTGATATGATGGAGATTAGAAAAGATGTTACTGAAAATGATCGAATAATTAATCTAATAACTATACTAGAACATCCTGAAACTAAAGAAAAATTTGAATATCCTATAATTGGTACCGCGGATTTTTTTTATCCACGGGGGATATAGAAGGGGAATACTTCTATGTTTCTCAACACCATATTCATATCCCTTTTTCTGAGTTTATAAAATTAAATGTTAAGCGAAGAAAAAGATTTGTTGAATTATCCAAAGAATTTGATGAAGAACTAAATAAACTTAAATAACTATGATGGGTGGAAGTACTCTGGGAATTGGTGTAACCATGTTCCTTAGAGATCAATTTTCAGGTCCTGCGGCTAGAATTAGGACTTCTGCTGTTCAAACAGAACAGGAGTTTATAAGAATGCAAGAAGCTCAGCTTAAGCAACAACGTAATATGTATGCTGGGTTAGCTTTTGCAGGAGCCATGGCTTTACGTGGTATGGGTAGGATGGTTAAAAAAGCTGCCGAATTTAGTTATGAAATGGAGTTTGTTAAATCAATCACTGATGCTACTTCAGAAGAACAAAAAAGATTAACAAATATATCTAAAAGGTTAGGTAGAGAGACAATGTTTTATCCTCAGGATATTGCTGAGGGTATGAGATTTATGGCAATGGCTGGGATGTCAGCTACGGAAACTGAAAAGAATATTGAAGGTGCTGTTAATCTTGCTGGTGCTACTAAATCATTATTAGGAGGAAAAGGTGGAGCTGCTGATATCATGACTAATGTTATGAAGCAGTTTAGAATCGGGTTTCAATATACTAATGATGTTGCTGACTTATTATCTTATGCAGTAACTCGAGCTAATACTAATTTATTTGACTTAGGGGAGGCTCTTAAATATGGGGGTGCTACTGCGATGGACCTTAATATTACACTTGCTGAATCTACTGCTATGGTAATGGCATTAGGTAATGCAGGGATGCAAGGTTCTATGGCAGGGGTTGCTATGGAAAACTCTATGAGATATTTGGCTAGAGCATTTTCTTCATTTGCTTCTGGACCTAGTAGAAAAGCTCTTGCAGAATTAGGAATGAATGTAACAGATGTTACAGATCAAACTGGGAATTTATTAACCATGACTGAAGTCATGAAGAAAATGGGTGTAGCTATAGATGAACATTTTGGAGAAGGGATGAATGTTGAAAAACAAGCAATTTTACAATCAGTATTTGGAGTTAGGGGAAAAAGGGCAGGTTCTTTATTTTTAAGAAATTTACAAGAATTTGAAAGATTTTCTGGGGAGATCACTACTAAGTCTGCTGGCCATTCTGCTAGGATTATGGGAGATATGATGAGTACACTTCAAGGATGGATATATAAAACTGGGTCTGCATGGCAAGCTATGTGGGTTTCATTTACTGAAAAAATGACTCCTGTATTTACGGTATTATTAAAAATGTTAACAAAAACTTTTGCGATATTAGAAAAGATTTTTGATAGTAAACTTTTAGGGGGATTTTTAGCTGCAGGGATAACAGGATTTTTGGTTTTAAAAACGGCAACATTTGCATATCGAGCAGTAGTTTTGGGGTTAAGAGTAATGCACTTACAAACTGGGACTTCTGCAACTACAATGGCTGCAGCTGCAAATACTGCATATAATTCTATGACGGCTGCAGCTATGAGATATACAGTTGCGGCTAGAGGAGCTGGGGTGGCTTCAGTAGCAGGAGCTGGGGGTATGTTTGGGTTTAATCAAAGATTATTTAGGGGAACTGGAGGATATTATGTTAGGGCTCCTGGTGGTGGGTATAAAGCTTATAAAGGAGCAAGTGCTGCAGCTCAAGCAGCTAGAGGGGCTGGATATGCTAGAGGAGCTGGAGCAAGTGCTACTATGTTTGGGTTATCTAAAATGGCTACTGGAACTGGAACTCGAGCTATGGTTGGGGGGGTATTAGGAAAATTTTTAGGAGTCTTGGGTGGACCTTTAGGTATGACTTTAGCATTTGTATTACCTGGATTAATTGGGGCTTTAACAAATGCCATTAGAAGTAATAAAGAAGCCACTAACCAAAACACAAAAAAATTAGAAGAAGCTAATAGAGCCCAGATAAGGTCAGAAACAAAATATTCACAGATTGGTCACATGATTCAATTCCAAGATTTGAATGCTCCTCCGGTAACTATGGTGGGACAAACAAGGGTTGGTGAAACTAATAGGGGGGTTAGTACAGAAGTTTTATCCCAGTTAGCTAATCAATTGGAAAAAATGTTAACAATTAAACAGACTCAACCAATAAATATTTATATTGATAATGAACTTACTGTTCAGAAAATGATTGAACGTAATATGATGGATTCATTAAGTAGATTACAATAATGGCTATAATTACTAATCCTTTATTTACAAATTACCATACTTTTATTCCTCCTAAACCAGTTAGTCAGGTAATACAATGGAGTATGGATGCTCGTAGAGCTATAGTATTTTTTCGTAGGGTTAAAAATGTAGGTGAAGATCCAGATATAAAAATATTTGGAACTTTTTCTCCAGATACTAGGGATCATAGTATAATTACCCCATATTCTAAAGAACTCGAGGAAAAAAGAAAAATCCCAGTATTAGGTGAAAATTCACCAGATGTTTCTGGTCATAGTAAATTTGTTCCTAATAAGGGTTTAGAATTAAGGGATTATATATCTATTATTGATTTGGATGCTAAAGGAAAAGATAATCAATATGAAGTTATTAGGTTACCTTTTATTCCTAAGGAATTAGAATATAATTGTGAGTCTGCTTTTGCTACTATCCAACCTATGGGTAGAAATAATCCTATATATCATTATACTGGGAGTCAAGATAAACTGGAATTCGAAATAGATTGGTATGCTTTTGATTGGGGGAGGAGACAAGTTATTGAAAATTGTAGAAGAATAGAATCTCTTACTAAGGCAGACGGTTATACAGGTGATCCACATAGAGTAAAACTTATGTGGGGAAAAGAAAATGTATTATTCTCTGATCATGAATTTATAGTATTATCTGCACCTTATAGATTGTCTAATTTTAATAAGGGTAATATTAATTTACAAGGTCAATTAGAATCTACATATATGTTACCAATACAGGCATATCAAACGATAACATTAGGAAGAATTACTAGAAATAATTTAACTAAAGTTGAAATAGAATATGTTGGGAATGCTTCACCTACTAGTAAATAATATAAAGCTATGGTAATTTCAGAAGGGTTATATGATAGGGGATATTTGGTGGATTTTGGTTCTGGGGAATTGACCTTATTTAGAAATAATATTTTTTATAAACAATCAGTATCAGATATTTATCATACTATCTCATATAGTGATACACTTCATTTTATTGCTAGAAAATATTATGGTTATTCTTCTTTATGGTTTATGATAGCTGATGTTAATGATAATATAGAAGATATATTTGATTTACCTGTAGGGGAAATTATTCTAATTCCAAGTATTCCATTAATCCAGTCTTTATATGGCGGAGCTAGATAGACCAATAAAAACTATTTTTGTATCTATTTTTGATATGTTGGGTAATCAATTAGCCACAACTGAAGATCAAGATGATGTGTCAGTTGTGTCTTTTAGATATAAATATGATGATGAGGATGAAGATATTTGTACGATAAAGTTACAAATGAGAAATCCAAAAGCTTTAAATAAATTTAGGGTGGAACGTGGAACAAAATTACAATGTGTTTGGGGGTATATTGGTAATCCTATAAGTCCTGTTACAACAGTAGTAGTTAGGGATTTAACAAGTAAATATGGTAGGGAAGTAATTTATACAGAATTGATATGTACAGATTATTTAGCATATCTTAAAGTTACTAGGTCAGATGATATTGGTGAGGGGGCTTTTATCGATTATATTAGGGCTCAAGTTTATGGGAGATATAATATTGTAATTAAGGATAGGGGGGAAAGGATTTATGCTCAAGTTAGAAGAAAAGAATATCAAAGTGAGGATAGATTAGTTCCAGTTAATGTTCCAGATTACGGACCGCCATATGAAGGAATATTTTTTGACCCTATTGATGAAGCACCAGAGGGATCAAAAAGTATTTTAATAAACCAAAAACCTACTCAAGCTGGGACTTGGTTTGTTGATGTTGATCATCCTGTAAGAGTATTTTTAGAAGAGAAACAAAGTATACCAACTTCTAATAGATCTACTTTTATAGTAATGCAAGATATATTTAAAAAATGTCCTAGAGGTCCTTGGTTTATAACAGGTCGAGGTGATACATTATTAATTCATAATAGAAATTTGGGGAAAGGGGTTTATAAACAATATAAATATAAATCAGAAGAAATAGGATTAATTGACTTTACAGCTAAAACAAAATTTGAAAATTTTGATAAAGAAGTTATATCTTATGCTGGTATGGATCCTCAAGATCGTAAAAACTTTTTTATAGATGATTATAGAAAAGCTTTATATGAATTAAGAACACCAAAAGAAGTATTAAAAGATAGGAAGATTTCGGATGAAATGAAAAAATACGAGATCGAAAAATATTTAAATTTAAGAAATGTTCCTTATGGAAAGTTTGGGGTTACAGAAATAGAAGGGGCTTATTTTAATCCTGGTACTCCAGAACAAAGATTCTGGCCAGGACATTTTGATAAACCTTTTAAATTAAAAGATGGGTATCCTGGGTTAGCAGTTCCAGATAATACAAGAGTAGTAAATCCAGATCCTTTTGTAAGAAGTAGTGAAGGTCCACAATTTGATCCATATATACATGATGTAATATTAAGGGCTTTGTGGTATACATTACCTATGATGACTTATGAAGAAGCAGTTAATGTAACTAATAATCGTCAAAGGGAATTAGCTATGGATAAAGAAGAAGGGAATGTTATTCTCGAGGGTGATCCTTGGATGAAAAGTGAATTAACTCTTAGGATAACAAATGTACATAAACAACATGAGGGCCATTATTATGTAAAAGTATGTGAACATATAATCACTAATCAGGGATATAAAGTAGAATTGGATTGTATTAAGGTTGTTCCTGAAGCTATGATGACTATTATAACTAATTTTTCAAAAGAAGAGTATGAAGCAATGTCTGAAGAGGTTAAAGAACTTATTAAAGAACAGTATAAAAGAGAACAGTATATATTTGGATCCAATATTAGTGTTACTTATTGGATGGAGGAAAGAGATTTTGTAGCTATACCTGGAGTGGAATTAAAATCCCCAATATTACAATCACAATATAAAACTATTACTCTTCGAGATTTATTTGATAAATATGAACCCGATGAGGCTATTGATAGGTTAATTAGATTGGCTAGTGACCCAAAATCAATCGTGGATTTTAAACCAGAAAACAAATGACCTTACGAGAAGTTTTTGATAATATACTTTATTATGGTTTTGAATCAATAGGAAAATACTATTCTTCTTATCGGGGTTATGTGATTGATAATGATGATCCAATAGGTTTAGGAAGAATTCAAGTTAAAATTCCATCTGTTACAAAAAATAAATTACACCCATCATGGGCTTATCCTAAAACTCAATGGGGTGGGAATAATTATGGGATTCAATTATTACCTCTTAAGGGAGAAATAGTATGGATTGAATTTGAGCATGGCGATACAAGGTTTCCTATTTGGAATTTTGGGCATCGAGCTAAGGGGGAGAAGCCTGAAGAATTTACTTCAACTAAAATTTATGGTTTTAGATCTCCTAAAGGTCAAACAATTGTTGTTGATGATATAAATAATCAGATCATAATAAATCATGGGGAGAATGTGGGGTTAGTAAAAGTGATCGAGCTAACAGAAATGTTAAATAAGATAGAACAAAAGTTAAATGATTTTTTAGCTCATTATAGGTTACATAATTTGATAGACCCAATTTCTGGTTTTGCTGGTCCATTAGATCCGAGTAATCCTGCACCAGAAGATGTATCAGAAACAGATCAACCTTATATTGAAAATGAAAGAGTATTACATTAATGGCACAGACTAGGTTAGAATTTTTAGAGGCTATTTTTCAAGCTATGGTGGTTAACTCACGTTACCCAATCTTAGCTGGTCAGCCTATGCCTATGTCTATGTATAATGAGATGAAAGATTCTATGGAGAGATTAGCTAATCCTATATATACTTTATTAGAATCTTATGTTTTAGATCCCACAATGTTAGAACCCTCATATCAAGTAAGGGGGGATTTTGATGATATTTTACCGGGATATTTGGCGGATAAAATTGATGATGAAACTATAAAATTAAACCTTAATAATTATAAACTTTATGTTGATATTATTCCTTTAGCCACTAATATTAAAGTAGGGGGAGTTCAAGTGGGAGCCCAACCTTTCCTTTATATGCAAGGAAATGATTTAATGTTTAATGCTGAAACAAGTCCTTTATTGGTCGGGGGAAATAATATGGCTCCTACATCTAGAGCAGTAAAAGTATATGTTGACTCGGCTATTCAGGCAGTTTCAGGGGGTGGTGTAGGTAATATGTTAAAGTCTACTTACGATACTGATGAAAATGGGGTAGTAGATGATTCAGAGAGATTAGGTAGTCAGTTACCAAATTATTATTTAGTATGGGATAATATTACTGGGAAACCATCTGCTTACGAACCTTTAAGTCATCAATTAGATAGCTCAACTTATCATACTGTTTCGGGACTTACTGTGGGGTATTTTTTAAAATCATTAAGTACTACTACTTTTGGGTTTGCATTTCATGGTTTGGGTTATCTTGATGTTGGGGCAGAGGAAGCTTTGGGTAATCCAACTGTTGATGGTAGATTATTATCTTCTACTATTGCGGGGATTAGATCTTGGGTACCTCCTTATGAATTACCTTCTACGATTAATGTTGATACTATTAATGAGTATACCCTTGATTATGGGGTTGAAATAGAAGGTATGCTTCTTAGAGATGAGTCTATTGGTTTTGGGGCAAGAATAGTTTCTGGTGGTGGTACTCAATATGGTATTATTACTTACCATGAAACATTGCCATATAATTCTATTACTAATTTAGTGGTCGGGGGTAGAATAGATGATGCAACGGTAATTATTAATTATACAGCAAAAAGAGGTTCTTTATATCAACAGGGGGAAATAATTTTACTAAATAAAATGTCAGCTATTGAGATATCACATATCTGGGATGCTGATGATATAGGATTAACAGTTACTGGGGATATTTTAGGTAATGATTTAAGACTTAATATGAATGTTGATAATTCTTCTGCTAATGATATTATATTTAGTTATGTAGGGGAAACAGTAGGGTTAGGACAAATTTTATCAACAGTTCAAATATGGAAAGACCTTGGGGGTAATTTATCTTTTACTGATGAAGTTACTGGTACCAAAACTTTAGCTGAATTGGCATTTACTACTACTCAGTATTGGCAAAAAAATGGTATAGTTTTAAGTCCATTTACTTTAGGTGATAATATAGCTACTAGTGGTAAAATATTGGTTGATATTATTGAAGAATATACTCTTGATTATGGAGTTGAAATAGAAGGTATATTTCATAAGGATAATTATATTAGTTTCCCTGATGCTCTTGATATAAGAGAAGATTCAACTAAAATAATATTTTATAGTTCTATTAATAGGGTAATAAGAATAGCTGAATCTGCAGGTAATGATTCTATAACAGGATTGGATAATATTTTAATTGGGTATTTAGCTGGAAATAATATAACAAGTGGATCATCAAATATAATAATAGGGGCAGAATCATTTATTAATATTTCTGAGGGGAGTCGTAATGTAGTGATAGGGTATAATACCCTTAGAAGCTCTAATAATGTATCAGATAGTGTAATAATAGGGTATGCTGCAGGTATGGATGCTAATTATGGAACTATAGTTTATATAGGTTATGCAGCTGGACATCATATTGTAGGAGCTAATAATGTGTTTATAGGTTATGCAGCTGGGTTTGGTGTTGAGACAACAAGTACGGGAGCAGCTAATATAGGAATAGGTACTAGTGCTTTATATGCTATAACTACAGGTAATAATAATTTAGGTATAGGAGTCAATAGTTTAGTAAGTTTGAATAGTGGAGAGGGTAATATAGCCATAGGGAATAATTCTTTAAGAAGTTTAATTGATGGGGAATATTCTGTAGCTATAGGTGTTGATGCTGGTTATTATTCAATTGGTGAATATAATGTATTTGTAGGATATGGTGCAGGAACAGGAATAGTATCAGCTTCTATTACGGGTGATCTTAATGTTTTAATAGGGTATTCTGCAGGTTGGTATCATTCTACGGGAACAAGTAATACAGTAGTGGGTGCATTTTCTATGGCTGGTTCTGATTCATATACAATTACTGGAGCAGGTAATGTAGCAATAGGATCAGAGGCAGGACGGTATAATTCAAGTGGTTATTATAATGTATATATAGGGGGTGGGGCAGGTAAAGGTACAAATTTATCTAATAATGCACTTAGTAATGTAGGAATAGGATTTCAATCCTTATATAATATATCTACAGGTCATTCTAATGTAGCAGTAGGTTATCAAGCAGGACATAAAATAACTACATCTGTTAGTTTAACAGCAATTGGTTATTGTAGTGGATATTATGCTACTGGAGAAATTAATACATTTTTAGGAGCTCAAGCAGGTTTTGGAATAGATGGACAATCAACAGGATCATATAATTTATTTATAGGTTATACTGCAGGGCATAATTTTACTACGGGTTCTTTTAATCTTTTAATAGGAAATTATGTAACTTTATATTCTGCTAATGTAAATTATCAATTTAGATTAGGTATTAATGATAGGTATCTTTTAGAGGGTAATATGGAACTTTATTCAGAGTGGGTAGGAACAGATTATATTTTTAAAACGAATCTAATTAATGAATTTACTGTAGGAGATGGTATAACTTTTGGTCATAGAGTAATAACACCAGCATCTACTACGTCTTATGCTGGATTAAGATTACCACATGGAGCTGCTCCGGCATCTCCAGTTAATGGTGATATATGGACTACTACTACAAGTGCGTATGCAAGGATAAATGGATCTACTATTGATTTAGGTGTTGGAGGTGGAACTGTTTATACTTTTAGATATTCTTTAGTAGAATCCAGTAATTATGTTAATTTTGTAAATGATGCTGATGCTCCAGGTAATAGTAAATTATATGGTACTAATAGTTCTGGAATAAAAGGATGGTATGATATACCTACAGCAGGAACCCCGGATGCACATGCTACTTCTCACCAAGATGGTGGTTCAGATGAAATATCAGTAGTGGGTTTGGGAGGATTATTAGGAGATGCTCAAACTGCATTACCTCATGTATTGGATAGCTCATTTCATACTATTTCGGGTAAAACAGCAGGACAAATTTTATTAGCTACGGCTGCTACAACTTATGGTTTCACTACAGTTTCAGGTGATATAACAATTAATGGTTCTGGAGTTGTTGCAATAGGAACAAATAAAGTAACCCTTGTTAAAATGGCTCAGGTAGCCACAGCTTCATTTCTAGGCCGTATTACTGTAGGTTTTGGTGATGTAGAAGCTTTAAATGCTACTCAAGCTACTTCATTACTTAATCTATTTTCAACTACCAGTAATCTGAAAGGGTTAGTTCCCGGGTCAAGTAATTTAGGTGTTACTTATTTTCTTCGAGCTGATGGTAATTGGGCTGTACCTGCAGGTGGAGGAGGTACTACTCCAGTTGATTCTACTTTACTCGATTGGGTTACTGATAGGTATCAGGCTTATGGGTCAAAACAATCAGGTGGAGAATTTTATACAGGTACAACAGATACAACAGCTACAACAAGATTAAATTATAATGGATATTTTTATGCGTCAAGGTTATATACTAATAACATATATACACCTGTAGCAAGTCCAGATATGACTATTATGTCAGGGGCTGATGGGTCTATTGTATTGGGTACAATATCAGGGAATCAAGGAATTTATTTAGGTAATGCTAATGCTTCAGTTATCATAGCAGGTATTTTAAATCCTGTAAATTTACTTAGTGATGGTTGGATATCATGGGCTGCAATAAATGGACAAGTTTATGGGTCTATGGGATATAGTGGGCATCCTATAGGATATAATCTTACTGTTAGGGGAGGTACAGGTTATGGTATAGGTAATAATGATGGTGGTAATCTTTATTTATATGGTGGGTCTCCTAATGGTTCTGGGATAAGAGGTAATATATATTTTGGTAATGGTAGTGCTGGATATCTACCTGCTAAAACTACTGAAACATATATAGTTTATTATAATCCTAGTACTGGGAAATTAAGTTATGGAACACCATAGTTTTAATGACTAGTATTCCCTAGTACTATTATTTAACAACACTAGTTATATATAATAGAGATAATTATGCAAGAATTAAAAATCGAAAAGACTAATATTAAAGTTTCTCAAGTTAAATTTGGGATTAAAGAAGCTGAAGATTCTATTATGGATTATGTTGACCTTTTAGAAGTATCCTTAGATATAGTTCCACAAGGAGGATTTAGTCCTTCAGAAATAAGGGATAGAAATAGAATACAAACTGCGATTGATAAGGATCGAAAATCTAAAGATAAAATAATTCATTTTGAAGATGCCGATTGGAAAAATTTAAAGCGCATAGTTAATTTATCAAGATGGATGATACGACATGCTGATCTTCAAAAATTTCTTGAAATTTTTATTGAAAAAGAATAATGGCTCAAATAAGAACTCAGGGGTTAATTTTCCCTCTCTTATTATCATCTGGTAAACATGTGATATCTGAAGGAGATGATCTTATAAAATCTTCTATAAGAATAATTCTTTCATGGCCACTATATACTCGTGAATATCAAGATGATTTTGGATCACGTATCCATGAGGCATTAGAAGATCAGAATGATGAAGTTTTAATTACTTTGATTAAGAAGTTTATTATAGATTCAATTACTAAATGGGAGAAACGAGTTGAGCTAAAGAAAATGGTTTTTGAAAGACCAAATAATGAAAGACTAATTGTTGATCTCCTATATCTTATTAAGGATATTAATATTGAGGATACCCTTAACTATACATTCTATACTAATTAATAATCCCATATCATGGCTTTAGAAAATACATGGGTAACATACTTACATCGTAGTTATAAAAGTATTAAGGCTTCTATTCTGACCAGGATGCAGACTGAAGTTCCAGAGATAACCGATCATAGTGAGAGTAATATCTTTGTAATAATTATCAATGCCTTTGCTGGTTTGGTAGAACAATTAAATTATTATGTAGATAGTGTAGCTAGAGAATCTTTTGTTACTACTGCTAGAAAATATAGTTCTCTGGTTAAGTTAACAAGGTTAATTGATTATCGAATTAAAGCTAAAATTGGATCAGTAGTTGATCTTAAAATAACTGCAGTAGATACAAGTGGGGATCCAGTTCCATTACAGGCTAATGAAACTATTAGTGAAGGGTATATAGTTAAGAATGCAGCTGGGGTAGAATTCATTACACAATCTAGTATTACTATTTTTTTGGGGGCATCTTATGCAGTAGTAGGAGCTAGACAACGGGTAGAAGTTATAGATGAAAATTTAGGCATGACTAGTTCATCTCCAGATCAATCTTTTGAACTACCTGATGATTATCAAGATGGGACATTGCAGATTGAAATCAATTCTATAACCTGGGAGTTAAGGGATACTTTTACTTTTTCTGGTCCACAAGATACCCATTTTATTGTAGAAGTAGATCAGAATAAACAGGCCTGGGTAGTATTCGGGGATAATGTTCATGGCGCTATACCTCCAAGTGGACAAACAGTTTATGGGACCTTTTATATATGTGAGGGAGTAGCTGGTAATGTAGAAGCCAATACATTAATAATATGGGATTCGGCTCCAACACCACCAGTTCAAACTCCAACTATTGATCATTACGATATAACCAATGAATTACCCGCTGTTGGAGGTTTAGATGAAGAGGGTTTAGAAGATATCAGGAAACATGCTGCTTTAAGTTTACGAACTTTAAACAGGGCAGTTACTCTTCAGGATCATAAGGATATGTGTTTATTAGTTCCTGGTGTAGGAAAAGCAGCTGTAGAATTTAAGGCTAATCTAAAGAAAATTATTTTTTATGTTGCTCCAAATGAAGGGGGAACTGCTCCGTCACAATTGCTGTTAGATGTAAAAGATTATTTTGCTGATAAAAAAATGATTTCTACTTCAGTTGAGGCTTATGCTGCTGGGGAAACAAAATTAAGATTAGGTATAACTGCAACTGTTAAGTTTAGAAGAAATACAAGCCAAGCAGAATCTGATATAAAAGCAGCTCTTCAAAATGAATTTGGGTTTAATAATTCAGATATTAATAGATCGGTAAGAAGGTCAGATATAATTGCTTTAATAGATAACCTAGATAAAATAGATTATCTTAAATTAGATCTAGTTTCTAGTAAACCATATCCTCGAATATTTAATGGTTCTAATCCTTTAGAAGATAATTGGTATGTAGAAATTACATCTAGTTCTGTTCAAATTGCAAGTTGGAGATTAGTTGTTATTAGTAGTACTATTGCAAGGGTATATAGAACTGGTCCATCTGGGGTAGAATCATTTGATGGTCAAATTACTATTCATGTTACTGATCCTGGAGATACAGATTATACTTCTAATGACGGAAGTTTAAAGATCGGAATGTGGGGATCGTTTAGTGTAGCAGATGAATGGAGATTTATAACTTATCCTTATAATCAAGATATGGAATTTGAAGATTATACTATTCCAGTATATGATGTTGATGAATTAACATTAGTTGTTAATGAACAAATAGGGGTATGATCACATTAGCAAAGACAGTTACTAAACCCAATTTCTTATTTGGGAAATTTCCAAATTATTTTAAAGAAAATGATTCTTATAAAGATGTGAATGGGGAAGGTTTATTGGAAAGGTATTTGGAAATTTTTTGTCTTGAAATAGATAATAAATTTAGCCCTTCTATAGATGAGGTTTTGGATATTACAAATGCCGAAGCTTTATCTGGTTTAACTCGGGATAACCCTACAGAACTTCTTATTTATATTTCAGCATTATTTGGTAACCCTCCAGATGTAGGAATAGGTCAATCTTATAGTGGTGGTGAAGATGAGTATATTATTTTAATAAGATATATAACTCATATATTAAGAACTAAAGGTACTAAGAAATCATTAGAATATTTTTTAGCAATATATGGATATATGATAGATACCTTTACAGAAAATGAGGTAACATTAACAAGTTATGATGAATATCCTGATCCTTTGCTTTATGATGATGGTCCTCTTTATGACATAGGTTTTACATTTTATTCTGGTTATGATTTAGTCATAACTGATTTACCGGGAACAGGGTCTAAGAACCCTCCTCAAGCTTGGCTTGATAATTATTTAAAACCAACTATTCAAAATTTCATTAATCCTATATGGGCTCAGTTAGAGTCATTAACTTACACAACTTAATTAAACTATCTACTAGATTAGTTAAAAGGTATACTTCTTAATTAATTTTATATACTTTCTAGCAACCTAATTACTTATTTAACTATATTCTATATAATTAATAAAATTTATAAACTAGATAATAATTTAAAGTCATGAGTCAACGTCAATACACAACTTATCAAGCAGATATTCTCTCTTTCGAGCTAAGAGATGCCTTGATAGGGATATTAAACCCTGGTAGGTATTATGGATTTAATGCGATGACTGAATATCAAGCTCAATCAGGTAATAATGTTTATTGTAGGGTATCTGGTGGGGGTATAGCTAAATATGATAAAACTTATCCTACTCCTGTTATTGAAGCTAACCGCGGGATTCTTATTAGTACTCAAGGTCAGATTATTACTGAAGATGGTGATATAGATTTTACAATTGTTGTATCTGCTCCTACTGGTATTAAATGGCATATACTTTATTTTGAACATGCTTATTATCCTTCAGTACCTGGGGCTAATAATGCTACTTATGGGGTTAAAGCTGGAAGTGATGGTGGAGGAATACCTACCCTTGATTATCCTACAAAACAAGTTCCAATAGGATATATTGAAGAAGTTCCGGGGGCTAATGACTTTGCTGATTTAATTTATTATAAGGCTAATGTATCCCAAAACTATGGTGATCAGAATATAGCTGCTAAACTTTGGGGTAGTGGTACTGCTGTTAAATTTTTGGATGAAACTGTAGATGGTGCAGTAGGAACAATTCCTGCAGATGGAGCTATTGGGGATCGTCAATTTTCTGAACAAAATTTTATAACTAATCTTCAATCTATTTCTGATTCATTAGATGCTCTGGATCAAATCGCAAAAGATAATGAAGATGATATAATCATTCTTCAAGCAACTAAACTTGATGATTGGGGAGTTCCTGATGATAATACCGATCTTGATGCTACTGATACAAGACATGGGTTATTACCAAAACTTTCTAATATAGCTTCAGAGTTTTTAAATGGTGAGGGGGATTGGGCAACTCCTTTAGGTAAAAGATTATATTGGAGAGATACACCTATAATATCAGATTTTGATATGTCTGATTTTGGTAGTTTTGCAAGTAGTACTGGTTATCTTGATCTTTCTGCTATAGTACCCAGTGATTGTGAGATAGCTTGGCTTAGAATAGTTTTAGCTTCTCAATATACAATCGCAACTGATAAAGTAATATTAGGATTTAAAAAGGATGTTACAGTTGGGGGATCAGTTAATATAGAATTAGCTGCATCTGGGGTAAATGAAGGTACAAATGCTTTTGAAAGTAGTATAATAGGACTTAAAACTAATAAGACCCTTTATTGGTTTGTAGTTGCGGGAACACCGGCTACACATTTAGTTACAATAAGTGTTACTGTACTTGCATGGCAAACGACTGTTTAGAAAAATAATTTTTAGCGCATTCAATACATGAACCTATTTCAGATCTAAGTTCATTTATATATAAAGAACTATTTTTAATAGGTTCTAAATCTAAATACTCAGCAAGTAATTTGCTGGGTATTTTCGTTTTGGATGAACTAATTCTTTTAAGTATATATGGTGGGGGATTTAATTCCAATTCTAAAATTAAATAAGCATCATCACATAAATTTTTCTTAAGGTATTTTAATGCCATTTCTAAAAACAAATCATGATTTGATATTTCTTCTTCTATTTGGATAATATTTATTAGATTCATTTCTCCTTCTAATCTGACTTCGTTAATATGGATATTATATTTAGAATATGCTTTTCTTAATATCCTAAATTTAAATGTTTTAAGGGAATTAATTAATCTACCTTTTAATTGGCCTTCTGATAATTCCCCATAATATTTATTAAATACCCAGATAAATTTATCATCAAACCAAGAGTGTATAATATCTGGAGTTACTCCATATCTTCTAGCATCGATTTGATAAGTTAATAAATTCCTTAAGCCCTCAGTTTCTTTGTATAATTTGTTGAAAAGGTTTTGATCATAACCTTCTTTCATGGGTACTAATCTATGTATTTCCATTTTTTATAATTAGTATTGTAATTCAAATATAATATATATTTATTTAATATGCAAATACATTAAGGCAAATTCTTTTAACAAGGTTACTAGTTCTTTGGGATTATACTATATACTATATAATAATGTTGCATAAGTTAATTGGGTGATTATGAAATTCAAATTCACTACTGATTTTCAATTAGATTTATTAAAATATACAGTTCAGGATAAAAACGGTTATAAGGTAATAGAATTATATGATGATTCTTATTTTACTTTAGTTGAACATGCTGTAATAGCTTTTACTTTAAAGTCTTATTATAAAAGGCGAAAAACAATTCCTGGAAAAACTATTTTATTTGAAGAATTACATAAAACATTTGATAATCGAGAATTTGTTAATAATCTTACTGATAATGATAGAAAAGAAATATTATCTATTGCTTCTGATTTATTTAAAGGTATAATTAAAGATGGTGACGAAATCTTAGCTAGTACAGAAAAATTTGCACAATACGTAGATTTAAAACATGAGATAGAAAATATTAATTTATTGGATTATGAACAATATGATATATTTTCTAGAAAGGTTCAAAAAGCTATTGCCCCTCGTATTCAGAAGATAGAAGAAAAGGGAACATTTTTAGTTCGTGATGTAAGATTAAGGCAAGTTAAAAGAAAAGAAAAAGGTTCTATTATTACTATGCCATGGGAACAATTAAATAGGTTAACAAATGCTGGAGGATATTCTAAAGGGAGTATATTGGTTGTTCTTGATCGAGCTAAGAAATTTAAAACAGGGGTACTTATTAATATATCTTTAAGATATATGCAAAGGTATAAAAAGAATGTTCTGATTATAGATTTGGATAATGGGGAGGATGAAATTTTAATGAGGATTGAACAATGTGTAGCCGGTGTAACTAAAAAGGAGTTATTAGATGAAGATGGTGATGTAGATCAGGTAGTAAGGGAATCATTACGTAAAAGTAAAAGGCATGGTGGTGAGATTATAGTTAAAAGAATGCCTTCACTTGTAACTACAGCTACAGATATTGGGAATTATATAGATTATTTGTATCGGGAATATGGTTTTCAAGTTGATATTCTTGTTATAGATTATGTTTCTAAAATGGGTTGTATATCTGGTAAAGATTCTCTTCATGAAAGGATATCAGAAGCTTATATTGATATGGGGAATTTGGCTTTGGAAAAAAATATTGATTTAGTTTGGACTGCTCAACATGTTACTAGAGAAGCTGCTAAACAAAGGGAAGGAAAGATTTATGAATCTACTGATGTTGCTGGAGCTATTGATATCACTAGACATGTTCAAGCTTTATATGGATTGAATAGATCTGAAAGAGAAGAAACAAATGGGTATCAAAGATTAACTATTATAGATCAAAGAGATGGACCACCACATGGTAAAGTAATTTTTAAGATTGATCCAGTAATACAATTATTAAGACCGTTATCGAAAAAAGAATTAGAAGAGTATAATAAATCATACCCTTCTGATGGTTCAGATACGAGAGATAATAGTTATGAAGGTTCAAGAAGAAAATTAAGAAATAAAGATTTAGAAGATGCTGAATAAAATTATAAGAACTAAGCTTTATTCGTATGCTCTAAAAAGATTGGGGTTAAGGGAATACCGTAGAGGATGGTTAAAGGGTAATTGTCCTGACTGTGGAAGAATAGATAAATTTGGAATGAACCTTTCACGGAATAGAACTAATTGTTTTGTATGCGGATTTCATCCTTCACCTGTTAGATTAGTAATGGATATGGAAGGATTTTCAAATTTTCAAGAGACTTGGAATTATCTTGAAGCGTATGAAGGAAGGGAATACTTAGAACCTATAATTGAAAGGATTGAAAGAATAGATACTGTATTACCAGATGGATTTAAGAGTTTGGTATTAGGAGATAGTAGGTTAGCAAAGACTGCAAGAAATTATGTAAGTGGAAGGGGATTTGATCCAGAAGAGATGGCATATAAAGGTTGGGGTTATGGGACTAGAGGGGATTATTTTGGTTATATAATAATACCATTTTATGCAGGTGGTAAATTAATATATTTTAATGGTAGAAGATTTGTAGGTATGGGTCCTAAGTATATGAATCCTAAGATAGAGGATTTTGGATTAGGTAAATCTCTTATTATGTATAATATAGATGCTCTTGCTTTATACCAAACTATATATTTAGTAGAAGGGGTCATTAATGCTCAGACAATGGGAGATCAGGGAGTAGCAACAGGTGGTAAGAAGATATCACATTATCAGATTTCTATGTTGATCAAATCAGATGTTGAGAATGTTATTATATTACTTGATCCAGATGCTATGGAGGATGCCATTAAAGTATCATTAGAATTAACTTATCATAAAAATTTGAAACTTATTGAATTACCAGAAGGTAAGGATGTAAATGATATAGGACAAAAAAGAACATTACGATATGTGAATAGATCTCGGTGGTTAAATTATAATGATTTAATAAAGATGAAACATGCATCGTGAACCAAGTATACATATAACCAAAAAAGATTTTTTTAATCTTATGAAAGAGTTAATGCCTATTGGAGTAGATATCGAAGGATTAACTAATAAATTTTTCTTTATAGCAAAACCTTATTCTTTACATACAAGAACTATTTCTATTAGTACAGAACACATGGAAAAGAAAGCTAAAAGATTAGTTCAATCATCAAGGCGTGATGCAGATCTTCTTGCCCAATTAATTTATGCTACTCGAAAGAGAATGAAACACCGAGGGATAACTCCAATTAAAGTTGGTAGTAGAGATTGGGGGGTTCTTAAAGAAATAACTGCTCACGCCTTAAATTTTACTAATGAATTTAACCTTACTCGTAGATATGGTTTTTTAAAATATATACAGATAGGGTTATCTAAGATGAAAAAATTTAATATAAATAAATTTCCTGTAATGTATGAGGGAATTTATGAGACTTATCAAGCTATGTTGGAAATAGAAAAAGATAAGGATACAGAAATGACAAACTTAATGTATAGAGCTTATGCTCAGAGGGTTATTGAAAATACAGGTATGCATGATGTTTTAGAACAATTACCAGAAAGATATGTTTGGTTTGTAAGGGCTAGAGAACAGGCTGAAAAATTAAATGTGTCAGTTAAAATATATATGCAAGCTCAATTTGATGGGTTTGATTTTTCTAAAGGAATACCCCACCCAACACAGTTAGTGGGGACTAAAGCAATTGAAAGAGTGATTAGGTATTGCTTTACACATGGTATTAAAGTTAATAAAAAATGAAATCGTTTGCAATTGAAATGGCTTTTAATAGATTACAGAGTAGTATAAAAAATACAGCTATTTATTATGAAGAAGGTAGGAATATATTAATCTATTGTCTTTCAAGAAATTCGGATACGACAGAAAAAGAAGTAGTGAAATGGTTAAAAGATAATAAAATATTGATAAAAAATCTTGAAGAATATAAAATAAGGAATGATTCGGATAGAATTAAATAATAATAAATTTAAACTTTCGGGGAATATGAAAGTATTGAATAAAGTGTATGAAGATATGAAAGTCAGACACCCAAATCAATGGTATCTTCGTCCTTATATGGAACCTGGATGGGATGGTAAGATCAAATATTTAACCGATCAAGGGTATAGTAAGACTGGACTTTTTCCTATGGTTATTAGTTTAATAGAAAAATATAAAGAAGAATATGATATAATAGATAGACGTAATGTACTAGAATTTAATGAGATACCTATAAAAGTAGGTGAGTTTAAAGCTAGAGATTATCAGGTAAAAGCAGTAAAAAGTATAATATATAATGAAGTAGGTGGAATACAATTTCAAAGGGGTATTATCGGAGCAGCTACTAATGCGGGAAAAACTTTAATAGCTGCTATGATTTATAAATCATTTCCTGAAGCAAGAGCTTTGATATTGGTTAATAATAAAGATTTATATCAACAGTTTTTAGATGATATGCCTAAAATGTTTGGGGATAAATGGGGGTATATGCAAGGGCAAAATATTAAATGGGCGGATATTATGGTATGTATGACTCCTACTTTACGAAATAGATTAAGTGAATTTTCTCATAAACTAGCTAGATATAATATGGTTATCTTTGATGAATGCCATTTGATAACTAGTGCAACA